GCGCTCGTGTCGCCGTAGGCCTTCGTTACTGCCGACAGCACCGCAAAGCCCTCGGCCGTGGACGCCGCCCCGGCTTTGCCGAGCTTGACCGCCATGCGGACCTGATCGACGGTGTCGGCGGTGTAGCCGAGTGAGCCGACCACGTCGTACATCGCGGCGCTGACGTCCTTGGGCAGCACGCCGAATTCCTTGCCGAGCGTCTTTGCGGCCTCGGCCATCTTGATCGTGTCGGCTTCGGTGCCGCCCATAATTGAGCCGACATTCGCCATGCCGCGGCCGAATTCAATCGAGGCCTCCGACGCCGCTTTGAGTTCCGTGACCGCTGCGCCGATGCCTTGCTGTGCAAGGTTGGCCATCACCTGCCCGAGCGCGATCGTCGAGGCCTTGAGTTGACCGACCTGCCGTTCGGTCTTGTCCAGACCCGCGGTGTCGGCCTTGAAGCCCATCTTGATCAGAAGGTCACGGACGATCATCGCCTACCCCGCTCCGCCTGCTGCCGGGCTCGCTCGACCGCCTCGGCTTTCGCGGCTACACGGTCGGCCACCAGCAGCACATCGTCCAGACTCCACTCGCGCTGCACTTCCAGAAGGCTGGTCGCGTAGCCCGATTCGACCGGCAGCGTCCACAGCCACCGCGTCTTGCGCGCCTCTTCCTGTAGTTCCCGCCACGTCGGCGGCTTGCCTACAGTTGCGGGCTGGGCGCGGCGCCGAGGCCCAGACCCCGCAAAAAACCCCCGCACGAGTGATCGATCGAGGCCTGATGCAATTCGTATAATTCCGCGAGCCGGTCGCCTGCGTAGGTTGCCACCCAGTCGTCACGCAGAACGGGCACGCCGTCGCACATGCAGACCGAAAGGACCGGCTTCCACACCTTTTCGCGATATTCGGTGTCGCGGAGCATCTGCGCGATGGTGACGAGCGCCCGACCGCCGGCGGCTACGGAATCGATCCGCGCCTCGGTAGCGATCAGCGCCGCGTCTCCCATCCGCTCGACAATCTTGCCGCGCCACTCGGCGACGATGCATCCGATCTCGAACGCACGGTCGGCCGGCAGTTGCCCGACCGAGTACGTGCGCCCCTTGATCTCGACCGATTTGGTCTCAAGCATCTATCAAACCTCGTTGCCGGCAAACGTGCTGTTGAGCTGACCGATGATCGTCCACTCGCGCGAGCCAACCTCGGCAGCGAAACCGGCGGCCGGCTCCTTGCTGAAGACGCCGCGCGGCATCGAGTGAAGCTCGCCGCCCTGCGCGTTGCGGATCGTGACCTGCACTGTCGTAGCGCCCGAGGCCGCAAACTTCTGAGCTTGCAACAGGGCGTTCAGATAGTTATTGGCCAAGCTCGTCTGCAAGCAGGTAAAGGTCACGGTCGCGCCGCGCATCCCGCGCTTGAACGCGATTGCGGGCGAGCCGTCCGCGCCTTCGACCATTGTCGCCGCGTCCGACATATATTCGACGTTGACGAAGGTGCCCTCGGCGAAGCCTTCGAGCGGTAGACCGTTGACGATCACGCTGACATCATTGGGAGAATAGGAACCGAGCAATGCAGCCACGATGGCCTCCTAGATCAGACGGTGATGTTGACGGTCATTTCAACGCTTTGGATCGCGCCGGTGCCGGTGAGGTTGGCTGTGATGCCGGGCAAGTTTCGCGCCGTCTTGTCGGCGGGCAGGATCTCCGAGATGTCGGGGATCGTCCAGTCGGTGCCGACGTTGAACGGCTCGAGCATCTGCTTGCTAACGTACTGATTGCACACAGCAATCGCAGCGCCCGCAACGGCGGCGATGCCGCTGTTGTTGTAGGGCAACTTTCCGACCTGCGGCGCAAGCACGGCCAACACGGCGTTCTGGATGTCGCTCTCGAGGCGGTCGCGCACGAAGATCGTATCCATGAAGGCATGAGCGCCCGGGGCCACAAAGCCCGAGGTCTGCCCTTTCTGGATCTGCGAGATGACGCCGTAGGTCACGTAACAGCTAGCGCCGTGCGTGGTCGCGTTGACGTACTCGCTCTGCGCGAGGTCGTCGGCGACGAGGCCCGTCAAGGTCTTACCGGCGGCGGTCGCCTGACCGAGGCCCTGCGGGATGAGCAGGCCGGCAAGCTCGGCGTCGGCAGCGCCGGCACCGGCGTTCGTCTGCACGATCTCGGCGGTATTTTGCGACGCGCCGAGCGAGCAGACGTAGCCGGTAATCTCGACGGGGATCAGCGGGTCGGCTGCGGTGATCACGATCTCGCGATCGTTCGCCGTGCCGCCTGCGACTGCCGTGACGACTGCCGTCGCAATCTCAGCCGTCGCCGCGAGAGCGACCGCAAGATCCGATAGGGTTGAGTCGCTGCTGACCGCGTAGACGACCGGGCCGACCGCAGCGCCGTTGACGTTGACTGTCACGCTGTTGAGCGCAACGAAGGCATCGCTGATCGTCAGGGTCAACGTCTGCGGGTTGGCCTTGCGGGCGACAACGCCCGTGCGCAGACGACCCGCGTTCTCAAGGATCGTCAGCACCGACGGGCCTGCGCCGAATGCGGCGCTGTCCTGCGTCTCGGCAAAATAGAAGTGCCGACGCTGCGCGACCGACTCGACCCACGTCGCGCAGATCTGGAGGTCAGCCGAGGCGCGCGAGGTCACGAGCAGCGCGTACCAAGCGGCGTTCAGGTTCTCGACCGCGGTCAGTTCCGCGCTCGACAGGCTGTTGACCGAGGCAACGATGAACCGCTTGACCCGCTTGGGCGAGTACGACAGCAGGTGCAGCGCGAGGATGTAGGCTTTGTCGTAAGTCGTGTAGCCCGCGTCAAGGACGTCTTGCAGGCTGTAGCAGGTCGTCAGCACCGGCACACCGGCACCTGCGCCCTGCACGTTCTGCGTGTCCACGATCAGGGGCACGCCGAAGCCGTCGACGGACTGCGCCGCGCCGATCAGGTTGATGGTCAAATCGACCAGATTTGAAATAGGAAGCTTGCTCATTTCAACCCCTTATCCGGTGATCGGGATGCCATCGACTTCGATGCCGTCCAGTTCTACCGTCTCAATCCAGCCGACCGCCTCGGTGCTGCTGTCGAGCGTCGCCACGGTCAGATCGCATTGTGCACGAGATTCGCCCCTCGTGTCTAGCATTGTCGTCAGGTCGTTGACAATCCCCACCGGCCACGCCTTGCACCCTGCTTGCCGCAGGGCTAGTTGGCGCGAGTCCTTACGCAGTTCGCGCGACAGGTTGGCGAGCAGCGCGGCGGCGTGGTCTGCACCGTAAGTCGTATTGCTGTAGACGTTGACGCTGACGACGTGGCGGCGGTGGTGCGCATAGAATTGGGTGCCGGGCGTGCTCGTGTTGCCCGACTCGTCGCGACCTTGCAACCCCTGCTGCACGTCGCGCGTCGTCAGGTTGAGCACGGCGAACGGCTTGGCGGGCATCGATGCCGGGTTGGCACTGTAGGCCCAGACGACCTTGCAGGTCGGCATCGCCGCTTGCACCGCGTCGTAGAGCGCGTCTTGCACATTGGGCCACGTGAAACTTGCCATGCTACGGCTCCGCGGTCTGCTCGACGAGGACCGAGCGGTTGTAGGCTCCGAGCGTGACCCAATCGCGATCTTGATAGACTTGATACGTGCGACCGTTGAACACGATGCGGTCGGCCTGCGTGATCGCCGTGCCGCTGACCGTGGGCGCGTCGCCTCGGACGTCGGCGATCGTGTGGCACAGGTAGCGCGCGCGCAGGCGGATGCCCTCGGGCAACAGGTCGCGCGTGCGGCCGTCGATCGGGCCGATGACGGCGGCAATTGTCGTGTTGGTCGCTGCGCCCGGCACAAACACGCCCTTGCTGCCCGCCGTCGTGCTGTAGGCGCCGGCGGCGTAGCGCACGCGCGTCACGTCCACAGTCGCAAGCGAGGTCACGCAGTCTGTCACGATCACGGGCACGCCTGCCATTAGACCCCCTCGACCTTGAATTGAATGGACTGCACGAGTTGCCCGGTGTCGATGAGCGGTGTCGTCGCACCGCCGAGGCTGGCAAGCCCACCGCCGTGCGCGCCTTTCTCCATGCGTTTCTTGACGGTGTCGGGTGACAGTGGAGGCGGAATCTTGCTGGCGATCGTCTGCTTGACCTGCCCGACCGTGACCACGCCGAGCCGCTGCGCCGCCTTGGCCGCGGTCAGCTTGCCGCGTGCGACATCGGCCGACAGTTGCTCGGCAGTCTCGAGAGGACCGCCGCCGTCCACCGTCGACCGCAGGAAACTACGTTCGGGGATGTTACCCGACCCGAATTCGTGCTTTGCGCCGATCTCCGGGTTTGTCTCGTCGTCGCCACGACGTTGCGCCTTGTCGCCGTGGATGCCCACCGTCACGACAGCGCCCGCGAGTTTCTCGACCTCGCGCATGATGCGATCGTATACGGCGCGATTATCAATGACTTGCACAGCCATCGCGCCCCCTAGACGATCGCGCCGCCTGCGCAGTACCGCTGGATCAGCACGTACAGCGCCTGACCGTAGGCGGTCGATTGCAGCATGTGCCGATCCATGTGCGGCGGGGCCGCGTTGCTGATCGACACGTCGCCGACATCGCGATCCGTGACCGCTCCACCGGCACCGCTCGCACCGCCCGCCGACCGGACGAGGTTGTGGCAGACCCACAACATCTGTGCCTGATCGGCGTCGGTGCTGAACAGGTCGGGATCTACCGCGCCGGGTGCCCAAGCGATCCACAAGTTGATCACCGAGGCAGATACCCCGGCAAGCTCAGGTGCGAAAGTTTGGACATCCGACGCGGTGATCGCCATTAGTGCTCCTTACATGCCGTAGCGGATCTGGAGCGCGACAGGGTAGCGGATGTTGATACCGCCGCTCTGCGCGTGGATCGCCTGCGTGATGTAGGTGCTCTCAATGTCCGGCGGCAGGAACACGGGAGCCACCGGCAGGATGCGACCGGCCACGAGCGGGTCGTGACGGTAGCACACCATGAATTTCGCACCGCTGCCGTTGTCCGCAAGCTCGGGGTGAGCCGTGATCTGCGGGTTGGGCGCACCGGCCGAGGCCAACGCCTGCTCCGCAAATTGCAGGATCGTCATGCCGCTCAACTGCGAACGCGCGGTCGTGGCGAGCTTCATGTAGCTAGCCACCGACAACGCGATGCGGTTGGGGAGCAGACTGCCTTTGCCCTTGACCGCTTCGACGACCGCCGAGATCATCGTGACGATGTCCGCCTCGATCTCGTCCGGGGTCTTGTTCGCCCACAGCGGCGAGCCGGAGCCGCCGTTGACGACGACGGTCTTGACGATGTCGCCGTTGCTGTACAGACCATCGATGCCCGCATCGCTGTCGCCGAACCACACTTCGCCGTTGATGCTTTCCGAGACGGTACGCATCGCGCCTTGAAGTTCGAGCGCGGGCAGCGGCACGTTGCCGAGCGCGGCGCGGGCGATGTCGTCCAGACCCCAAGAGGCATGAGCGAGCAACGGCGCGACGTTCTGGCTGTTCTGCGAGATTTGAATGTCACCGCGAACGCCGATGTCCTTGTAGTTGCGCGAGATGCGGCCCGACTTGGTCCACGTCTGCGCCTTCCACGTGTAAACTTGCTGGTATGGCGCAGGCTGATCAACGGCCATCGGGAAAGCCATCATGCTCGTCAGGTCGGCAAGCGGCTCTTGCGCGATAACCGCTGAAACGTATTGCAATTCACGAGCGAGCGCGTAGGACGAGGCAGCGTCGAACCGAGCGCCGGTGGCGATCGAGTCCATGTGCCCCTGCATCATCGAGCGCAGCGGGCTGGTCGACAGGCGCTCGTGGAAACCGGCGAACCGGCTATCGTTGTGCACGAGGCTCTTGCCGTCGATCACGAGGTCCTTGCCGGCGGCGTCGACGTGCAGTGCGCCGTCGAAAATGCCTTTGCGAATCATCTTAGTCATGGTCTTTCTCCTTTAGTTGCTACCGCTTACGCCGGCAGGTTGATCGTCAGCAGCGCCTTGCCGCTCGCCGCGGTGTACGTCGACGCAAATTGCGCGTTGGCCAGCAGTTGGGCGTTGCCCGCGTCAGCCGACGCGCGGAAGGTGCCGGGCACTTTCACGACGCCGTTGGCGGTGTGTTGCAGGTAGACGGGGCTGGTCTGATCGACGTTCTCCGTGATCGGCACCCAGACCTGACCGCGACGCAGCGTCGGCATGAACGGCACGCCGCTCGCCGAGTAAGCCGCCGACTCGATCGGCAGGTTGCCGTCGTTGAACACGACGCCCGCGAAGGTGCCGGCACCGTTGGGCAGCTTGGCCGAGTTTGCACCGGTCGTGTCGACCACGACACCGTAGCCGGGCTTGACGTCAGTCGCGTCGATCAGGAGGTAGCTACGGACCAGCAGGTCCGCGCTGTTGCCATAGGCGAGCTGACCGATCTGGCCGACCGTCAGCAGAGAAGTCACCGAAGAAAATGCGCTCATTTATTGTCTCCCGCGGGGTCGGCCCGCTTAGTGCCACGCCTTACGGGCGAGGTGGTTAGCGTCCAGCGTCTCGACCGGTGCCGAGGCGGGGCGCGCGTTCATGCCGGCCGCGAACGTGGCGGCAGCGGTGTTGGTCTCGGCGCGCAGTTCCAGCGCGGCGTCGAGGCGGGCGGCGACGTAGTCGTCGCTGCGGTCCTCGATGCCCTTGACGCCAAGCGCGGTCAGTGCGTCGAGACGCAGGGCGCGGTCGTCCTTGCCGGTGCAGTCATAGTGCGCGCCGGTGACCGAGCGAACGCGGCTTTCGAGTTCAACGCGACCGCGCGCCCAATCGAGCGCGTCCTTCTTGGCCTTGTCGCCGCTGTACTTGCCACCTGCGCCGACAGGCGCGCCGCACATGTCACACATGTCATAGCCGTCGGCCTTGGCCTTCTTGTCCTCGTCCTCGGCCGGCTT